CAAAGATGCTAGGCGACCTTAAAGGGTTCTTCTCGGAGACTTTGGAAAAAGCCTCTGAGGCAAACGCAGCTCAGGTTACAACTATTAAAGACACAGTTGAAACTTTCAGCAAGAGCGTAGATGCTAGAATTTCAGAATTAGCAGAAAAACACACATCTCTCTCAGATGCAGTAAATGCAATCAAAAACACCATTGATGGTGTTGAGAAGAGAGTAGACGCAGTTGAATCAGAGACTGCAATTAAGAAGTCCTCAGACCTTGGCGGGTCTAGGGAAGTAACAATCAAAAAATCAAAATGGAACGGCACTTTCCTCGGTTCCGTTAGTGAATTAATAAATTAAGGGTAGGTGAATATAACTAATGAGTAATGAACTATTAGCTAAAGCAGCCGCCGATACAACCGTAACAGGTAGTATGGCAGGTGCTGCAGACCCCACCGATGGAATCCATGTTGGTTCCGAGGGTAAGGGTGGACTTCTCAATCCTGAGCAGTCCGCTAGATTCCTTGATTACATGTTCGATGCAACAGTAATTGGAAAACTAGCACGTACAGTTCGCATGCGAGCTGATACCACAGAGATTGATCGTATTGGTGTTGGCACTAAGCTTATGAAGCTTGCTGCCGAAGCAACTGATACTGGAGCAAATGCATCAGTGCAATTCTCCAAGATTTCTCTCACAACAAAGAAGCTTCGCTTAGACTGGGAACTTTCAACAGAATCTCTAGAAGATAATATTGAGGGTGCCGATCTCGAAGATCATATTGCAAGATTGATGGCAACACAAGCAGGTAACGACCTTGAGGACGTAGTCCTTAATGGTGACACCTCGCTAACTGGTGATGCTCTTTACAAGTCCTTTGATGGTATTGTAAAGATTGCTAAGGCCAACGGAAACGTTGTAGATGCAGCGGGAGCAGTAGTGTCCCGTGAAACATTTAATAACGCACTTAAGGCACTTCCACGTAAGTACAAGCAGCGCAGACCAGATCTACGCTTCCTTTCAGGTTCAAACCTAATTCAGGATTACTTGTACTCAACATCACAAAATATCCAAAACGTAAACCCACAAGATATTGCTGCAAGCATTATCCGTGGAGAGACAGCAGGCCTTGGTGGCCCAGCTGGATTTACAGCGCCATTTGCATTTGGTATTCCAATTGTTGAAGTACCACTATTGAAGGAAGATCAAGCGGGAGGCGAAGCAGGAGAACTCCGTGGCGACGTCCACTTGACATTCCCAAATAACGTGGTAATCGGTATTAAGCGTGACGTAACAGTTTATCGCTTCTTCTGGCCAAAGAAGGATTCTATCGAATATACAATGTATACTCGTGTAGGAACCCAAATTGAGCAGGCAGAAGCTTGGGTAGTTGTTAAGAACGTTAAAGTTGCTTCCTAATTAATAAATAGGAATTAAAACTGCTGAAAAGCCCTCAAATTAATTTTTGGGGGCTTTTCCTTTTAACCTACTAATGCTATAATTAATTTACATACCAAAGGAGTAAATATGTCATTTGACACATTAAAGGTAAAAGATCTAAAGCAAATTGCTACAGATTTTGCCGTGGACACAGAAGGACTAAAAAACAAAGCAGACATAATTGCCGCAATGGCAGAAGAAGGCGTAACTTGGTCAGTCTATCAAAGTACACTAGAAAAAATGGAAGATTTAAAGGAAGAGTTTCCAGAAGTTTTACCAAAATTTGATCCAAATCAAGAAATTGATAAAGACATGATTTTGGTTAGAATGACTAGAGGGAATTATAGATACGATGTTGAGGGTTACACTTTTACAAAAGATCATCCTTTTATCGCTATGAATCCTGATGTTGCACAAGAAATTTTTGACAAGGAGGAAGGGTTTAGATTGGCTACGCCAAGAGAGGTACAAGAGTACTATAACTAAACCTGCTAAATGGCAGAGATATACATAAATACAAGTACGGCAGTAACAACAAAACTTTACGTAAAAGGTGAAGCTGTATCGCCTAGCGCTGCAGTAACTATTAAAGTTTATGATATCACTAGTGATCCAACTCTATCTCCATTACTATCGCCAACTGAAATTTTAACCACAATTACGGCGGAAGAAAATGAGACTGATTTTGGATCTTACAGTGTATATTTACCTCTTTCATATACAACAAGAAGTAGAAAGTTTAAGCTAGTTTGGGAATGGGAATATGATTCTGAATCCTATTCTAATATAACTTATCTAGACGTAATAGTTCCATATGTTGATATTCAAGAAGCCTCTCAAGAAATGGGCCTTGGCTCCGATGCAAATGATCCAAATCACAAAACATACTATGACATTAGGCTAGCTGAAAGATATGCTAGGAAAATGATAGAATACTTTACTGGACAAAAGTTCTTTTTATTTGATGACACATTTACAGTAATGGGAAATGATTCTGGCACCTTGCCATTGCCTAGGAAATTAAATAGTTTACATACACTACATCAAAATGATCAACTTTGGATTGATAATCTAGAAGAAATTAATTATTTAGGTTACGTTATAGAGCCTACAACAAGTGGGTTTGGGTTAAAGATAAATCAGTCTTCCATACTAGATGATGATGTTTACATAGCCAATGGCATGGTCCCACCTTCTATTCATGATATTTCTCCTAACATTTTTAAAAGAGGTAAACAGTATAAAGTTTATGCAAGATTTGGCTGGGAGTCAGTTCCAGAAGAAGTCTCGCAAGCAGCCATAGAAATAATGAGATCTTACTTTAGTAAAGACCGTTTATGGAAAGATAGGTATGTAAACAAGATATCAACAACAGACTGGGATTTTGAGTATTCTTCAAATGCTTTTAGCGGTACGGGATCGGCATATGCAGATAAACTTTTACTAGACTATGTTGTAACTCAAATGGTCGTGGTATAGTGTTTAATGTAATAGACGGACTAATGTCTATGAAGTTGGATGTGTATAGACAAGAAGAAGAGCAGGATCCAGATACAGGTTCATTAATTAGACGGTTTATGTATTATAAAACAATTGATTGTTATGCTCGTGGGGTAATTAGAGAAAGTGTTAACCAAAGTGATAAGCAGACATTTAGAAATGCTTATAAGAACACTCAATCCATAGAAGTTAGAACTGAAAAAAGATTAACCCAAAGAGAAAAAGTTAAAAACATTAGAGATGCAAGCAATAACCCGATATGGTATGAATTAAATTACCCAAACGATACAGAGACTGTGTTTGACGTTATTGGTTCAACTCCAATAACAGATCCATTTGGAAATGTAGTTGGATATAACGCATCCTTATCAAGATCGGAGAATCAGCAAATTGGCTACTGAAATAATGGCACTGCAAGCTGCTAGCGGGCTTGTCAGCTTAATGTCTGGCCAGAGGGTAGATGGCGCTATTAAGGACAGCACAGTTGCTCAGGTATCTGCTGCTCTATTTTATCAAACAAATGTAATGGCAAAGCTAATCTCCAACGTAGCTTTTCAAAATTCATTTCAAAAAACAATATTTAGCCAACTACAAAAAGACTTTGGAGAGTATATAGACGCAAAAGCAAAAACATCATATCGATCAATGCACCATGTTTACGAATGGGGTCGCTCAGGTAATAAAAGTTCAAGGTTATTCGAACTTAAAAAGCTACCATCAGATGGGCTTTCTTTAAAATTAAACTATGAATTACTAGACTCAGTATCATTTGTCCCTGCAAAAAATTCAAACCATAGGCACGTCTTTGTTAAAAAAGCTTTTATTATGGAAGAAGGAAAGCCTGTGGTAATAACACCAAGACGTGCTGAAAGGCTAGTGTTTCAAATAGACGGAGAGAGTATTTTTATGCCTAAGGGAAAGTCTGTAACAGTTTCTAAACCAGGAGGAGCTGCTACAAAAAATTCTTTTTTATCTAGCTATAAATATTTTTTTACAGGGCAGCTTGTAAATATGTCAATAAAAAAATCTGGATTTCAAAGACTATTCAACTCCTCTATTACTAAGGCCCTAAGGATTCCAGTACAAATTAAAACTGTTAAATATAAATTTTCTCCTAATACTATAGCAACTGAAGCAGACGCAGCTCTCCTATCAGCTTTTGTGGGGGTATCAAATGCCTAATTATAAACTGGACGCTATGTTTGAGCTTAGAAAATATTTGTGGAAAAAGATGAAGGATGCTAAAGTATTTAATGAAAATGAATATTACGCAGACAATTTATCAGAGTCATTGATACCAATCATTCCAGTTCAGCAAATGGCAGAAATGAATCAATTTTTAAGCGGAAAGAAACATATAGTTTATGATAAGATAGGCATGTCATATAAAGACAACTGGCTAATATGTGTTGAGCAGGTCTTATTTACCATATATTCAACAGAAATTTTAGACATGGTTGAAATTAGAAACTTTATGATAGATGAGTTTAGAAGAATGGACGACTCGGCAAAGGACATAAATGGGTCTAGCACTCTGTCCAATAAATTTAAATTTCACAGTATTCTTGTAGCCGATATATCCCCAACTAAGCCTGCAGAAGAAATTGTAGGGTTTTTAGCCACAGACGTCATATTGGAAATACAGTATTCAAGGATTACAGATGATGCTGGCAGGTTTGCCTAGCTTGCTTTAGACCTACCCGTGGCCTATAATTGGACATAGAGGAAAGGGCCTAGCCAGCCACAAATATATATATTTATTTCATGAAATAGGAGGAATAAAAAACTCATGGCACAATCCGTAGGTAATGCTAAAAACATTCTCGTTGGTGCGTCTCCATTGTTCTTGTCAAATATTGACATGAACGATCCAGACTATATCACTAACGCAGAACCAGGTGTAGCAATTGCTTCAGGCGCAGGAACAGTAGGCGTCCCAGCATTTGCATCAGGTGTATCATATACAACTACACTAAATAACATAGACCAGACATCAGGGCTTTTTGGATACCGTAACGTTGGTTTCACCAACAACGGTCTTCAAATTACATACAACCCAACATACGATTCAGTAACTGTAGATCAGTTGCTTGATACAGCAAAGTTGTTTAAGTCTGCGATGGAGGTTATGATCGCAACAGAAATGTCAGAAGGTACACTAGAAAACGTTGTAGCTGTTTTCGGACAGAATTCAAGCACTCTAGGCAACCTAGTTGATGGAGTTCAAGCACTTGGAATCGCAGGTGGAGCTCTTGGTGATGCAGCAACTGAGCGTCAGTTAATTGCAGTTGGACAAGCTCCAACAGCAAGTAGCACATCGTCTGAGCGTATTTATTACGCACGTCGAGTACTCTCTGTTCAGCAATCACAGTTCTCGTTGGCTCGTACAACCCCAACTACATTCCCAGTCACATTTCGTCTGCTTCCAGACGCTGATGAAGCTGGTACAGAATACGGCAAAATTATTGACCGTGTACTAGTAGCATAATAATTTAAGTAATTATTAATAAATAGCCCCCAGAAATGGGGGCTTATTTATTGTATCTGCATAACCCTTATGCTATAATAATTTAGAATCCTTAAGGAGGATAAATGGCTACAACAGTATATGATATAGAAGAAATTGAATTGCAAGATGGTTCTAAGGCAAAATTAAAACCATTGTCAATTAAGCAGCTGCGTAAATTTATGACAGCTATACAAAAAAGTCAAGATGTAACAAACGATCAAAATGCAACATTAGACATTCTTATAGATGCTTGCGGTATCGCACTTGAGACTCAATTGCCAGATCTAGTTTCCGATAGGAATAAACTAGAAGAGGCATTAGACGTCCCAACAATTAATAGAATCCTTGAAGTATGTGGAGGAATTAAGATGGACGACCCAAACCTCATAGCGGCAGCAGTACTGGCTGGTCAGAACTAGACTTAGCCGCTTTAGAAGGAGAAGTTTTTCTTTTAGGACATTGGAAGAATTACGAAGATTTAGAAGAAAATTTATCAATGCCAGAATTGATTCAGACCATAACAGCAATGAATCAAAAAGAACAGAACCAGAGAAAGTTTGCAGCATCACTAAAAGGAATATCTTTAGGCGATGAAGCAAGTAAAGCAGGTCCCACCTTCGATGATGTAAAAAGAAGGGCTCTAGGAATAGATGCGTCGGGAGACGACATTTTGAGTTTGCAGGGATCGTATTCAGCAGAGGCTGGATTCGGTATCGGTCAGGGGCTAGGTTACACCAGGAGTAATTAATGGCTGAAGATCAAATTGTAACTAGTATAGTAGCTAAAGCTGACCTATCAAGTCTTGTTAGTGAAGTACATAGAGCTACTGCTAGTTTGCAAAAATTACAGCAGGACCTTCGGGCTGCTGGTAAAACTGTATCCTCACAAGTAAAAGTAATCAATAACTCTTTTGGTGAAACGTTAAGAAGCACAGGACAATTTTCAACACATTTCGTAACTTTGCATTCAGATGTGGAAAAATTTGGCAGAGGATTAGATTCTGGAAGATTAAGACTACGAGATTACTATTCAGCATTTAATCAACATGCAAAAACAAGCGGCGGCTTAGTAAGAGGCCTTGCCAAACAGCAAGTAATGCTACAAAATGCAGTCATGCAACCTTTAGGCAGAAATGCTCAAGGGTTAATGCAATATAACGTTCATATTCCTAGAGGATTAGATTTAGTAAAAAATAAAACTAATTTAGCACGCATGGAGCTTCAGATTATGAATCGTGCCATGAATGAAGGGGCAACTGCATTAATTAATTGGGGTAAAAATACACAATGGGCTGGTAGACAGTTAACAGTTGGCCTAACTCTACCCTTAGCTGCATTTGGAGCCGCTGCAGCAAAAGCATTTAAAGAGTCCGATCAAGAGCTGGTTAGGCTAGCAAAGGTTTATGGAGATATAGGCGGAGCAACCGCAGACGAGCTTGATAGAGTAAGAGAAGACATTACCGCACTTTCAAAAGATCTAGCAGCTGGCCTTGGTGTTAACTTTAAAGACACCATAGGGCTCGCAGCAGACATTGCGGCCACTGGCAAAACAGGCAAAGATCTTATTACTGCGGTATCAGAAACTACAAGGCTTTCAGTATTGGGCGAAGTAGACAGACAAGAAGCAATGAAAGCTACTCTTTCTATCCAAACAGCATTTAAACAAAATACAGAACAGCTTGCAGAATCAATTAACTTTTTAAACGCAGTTGAAAACCAAACGTCAACTAGTCTTAATGATTTGGTTACTGCAATTCCAAAAGCGGGCCCAGTAGTAAAAGCATTAGGTGGAGACATAGAAGATTTAGCTTTATACTTAACTGCAATGCGTGAAGGAGGCATTAATGCTGCAGAGTCAGCAAATGCTTTAAAATCAGGACTAGCTTCTTTAATTAATCCAACAAAACAAACTGTCGGCATGATGCAGGGCTTTGGAATAGATGTTCTTGGAATGGTACAAAGAAATGCGGGAGATACAACTGCTTTACTTTTAGATTTACAATCGGCCTTAGATCAGCTTGATCCACTTGCAAAAGCACAAGCAATTGAGCAAATGTTTGGTAAGTTTCAATTTGCAAGGATAAGTGCTTTATTAAATAATTTAGGAAAAGAAGGCAGCCAAACATTACAGGTTATGGAATTAATGGGGGCTAGCGTAGCAGAGCTACAACAAGTTGCTAATCGAGAGTTATCAGCAATGACAGAATCAGCATCAGGTCAATATCGTAGATCTATTGAAAGCTTGAAGGCAGAATTATCTACACTGGGAGAAAACTTTTTAAATGTAGGAACAAAAGCTGTAAATGTAGCAGCGAAATTATTGAAATTTTTAAATAATTTACCAGAACCAGTAAAAAAATTAATTAGTGCATTTGGCGGATTTACGGCTGTAGCTGGTCCAGTTATTATGTTAACTGGTGTTCTCGCAAACTTTGCTGGATACATTATAAAAGGAACAACAAGCCTTAAGGCACTGTTTTCTGGCTCAAAGGGCTGGAGATTACTTACGCCAGAAATTGTTGCAGCAGATTATGCAGCAAAAAACATAAAAGATACATTTTATGAGGATGCAACTGCTGCAAAAGTATTAGAGCAGGCTCTAAGAAACTTAGTAGATGAATTTAATGTTTTAAGTAACGCTGCAAATACTGGAAAAATCTCAGTCAAACCAGCAGTTAGCACAATGAGCAATAATTTAATTATGTCTGGATCATCAAGTAGGCAAGTAGATCCATTCAGTCCTTTGGCTGGACAAGAAGACACTCGAGCATTTTCACATATTAACCCACGAAAGAGCGGATACGCTGGTAACTTAATGGGCGTAGTTCCAGGTGCTATTCCAGTTAATAGAAAAATTGGCGCAACTCCTCAAATCTATATGAATGATAGGCTACCAAACATCGAAGGATTGACATCTGTAGGCGGAGTGTCTACTGGCATAGTTGCACAAGAAGCTGCAAAGTTTCACGCATTAATGGCTACCTTGGGAATGCAAACTGAACAAGAGGTAGCAGAATTAAAAAAAGTCATTGCAATGGGCGGCACAATTAGTGGTGATTTATTAGCCACATATGATGATTTATTGCCAATAACAGCGAAATTTGCAGATAAGGCTGCAATGCAATCATCCTTAATTGTTGCAGAACTACGTGCCGCAAAAATTACTGTTGACGAAGCTAAGTTAAGAATCATGACATTAAATGCTCAAATTGAATCACAAATGAGCGCAGAGATATCAACATTTGCGGCTTCGCAAGGCAGAACTATTGACATGACAAAAGCACCTTTGATGGGTCAGCCAGTAACAGATGCAGCGGGCCAATTTACATTAAGAGATATTTTTAAACGCTCATCAACTAAAGGGGTTATGGAAGAGTTTGGAAAACTTCGTGGCATAAGAACATACGGTGCTCCTTACAGCATAGAAACAACAAGGTTGCCTAAATTTAATGTTGGTGGCCAAGTTTATCAATCTCCTAATATAGTTCCTGGTCCGAATGTAGATTCGGATGTTGTTCCAGCAATGTTGACTCCTGGAGAATTCGTTGTCAATAGGAAAGCTACCATGAGAAACCTTCCACTACTTATGGCAATTAATGACCAAGGGCTAGGGGGAGCTGTTTCAAACAATAAACTAAATTACGGAAATGTTGCTACAGATCCATTGTTTAGATCATCAGAATATGATGTAGATTTACTATATCGTTACGTAGACTCTTTAATGGACGAACAGTATGATTCTAGATTTAGAGCAGGAGCTGTACTAAATGATTCTATGGCATTAATGCAAGCCAAGGCTGTAGACAATCCACAATCAGCAATTCTTAGAGCTAGAGCAATGTATGACGAAGCTATGAATTTAGTAAGAACTCAAGGTATAACATACAGTGACGCAAGAGATCAAATTCTTTTGAATAACCCTAAACTTAAATATAATAGCATTTCAAGGCAAGAAACTTTGAATGATGGTATAAGAAAAGCAATCGGTGACGAAATGCGTACCTCAGGATATCCGTTGCATAGAAATGCAGAATTTCTTGATCGTGGACACATTATTCCCAGAAGAAAAATATCACAAGAAGGTGTGGGATATTTTGGCCAAGCTGTTCCTGATGAATTCAATAGGTTTACAAATAGTCTTTCAGCTAGATTGCCAGAAATTGAAGATCGAATCCCTGAAGATTTTTCTTCTGCTAGAGCTAGAGCAGCGGCATTAATTAGAACATTAGGATTTGAAGATTACGATGATTTTGTTTCACGCAGATCCGAAGTAGACGAAATGGTAAGAACTGGTAGACCAGTAAAAGGCAGAATGCAACCATTAGGGATGTATAGGTTTTTAAGACCAATAAACAGAAACATGGGAGGGTTAATACCCGCTTATGGTCGTGGCGGTGGAGTAGCTAAACCTGGAAGAATGTTTTATGGTGATAACAGGCCAGCATATTTAAGTGCCGCTGATATGACTAATAGAATTCCCGTTAGTAAACCAGCACGGGGAAATGTTTTTAGTTCTTTTGGACAAGGATTTAAAGAAACTAGGCCTCTTATTGGAACTGGAGGCGGTCCAGTAGATCCTTACATGAAAATGAACGCTTTAACAATGGGCGGAAGCATGGTTGGTATGGGTGCAATGAGTATGGGCCAATCTGGCTTGGGAATGGGGATTATGGCTCTTTCAGGATTCCTGCCAATGATGCTTCCAAAATTAAAATCACTAACTCAGTCAGTAAAGGCAGCAGGATCTGCGACAACAGGGTTAAGTGCAGCTTTTAAAATGCTTGGAGCAGCATTAAAATTAACGTGGCCAATACTAGCAATAGCAGCAATAGCAATGGGTATAAAAAAATTAATAGATTTAGTAAACGAATACAAGAGAGAGCAAACCTTATTAGACGGAATGACAGAAGAGGGTGCCAAGCAAGCTGGAATTAAATATAACAACTTAGCGGAATCAATTAAGGCTGTTAATGAACAGCTGGCAGTACAAAGAGCTCTAGGTAAGGCAAGTTTTGAATCTTTAGCACCAGGAAATGTGCCTGGCATATCCATGACTATTAAAGACATGAAAGAATCTAAAAAGTTTGCCAAAGAAAATCTAACAGAATTTGTTGATACATTTAATACAGTATCTAAAGATCAGGTAGTTCCACTTGCACAGAATATCAAAGCACAGTTTATAGCTGGCGGGAAAAGCGCTCAGGAAGCTACAACAATGATATACGGAATTATAGCTGCTTCTGAAAAGGCTAATCAGGTTGTAAGCGTTTTAGGCTCTTCAGGATTTACATTAATTAATGATAAAGCTTCTTCTGCAGCATTTATGGTTAAAAATTTAGTTAAAGATTTAAACCAATACGCCAGTGCATCTGATCTGGGTAATCAATTTAGTAACACACTTACTGTTGTAGATGGAATTAGAAAAGGATTAATTGGGACAAAAGACGCCACAGGAAATGTAATTACAGAAACCGAAGCCCTTGCCGAAGCAATGGGTGAAATAAAAAACATTAACGGCGCAGATGTAGAAATTGGATACTCTAAATTAGAACAGTTAAAAAGGTCACAGCCAGAGTTAGCTAAGATACTAAATTCAAGTGACACAATAGCAAGTACATATGCAAAATGGCAGCTTTCAATAGCTGGAGCTAGAGTAAATCTTCAAAAGCTAAGCGTTGAGCAAGCGATACAGTTAGCTGAATTTAATGCGGCCATGGTCCAGGGAATGGAAAATTTGTCAAATTCTGGTAACACAGAGAGCACGTTTGGAGCAATTGGGTTAGGCATTAAAAAATTGGATAAGATTGCTAGGTCTACTTCTGCTGCTGCACAAAAAGCCTCTATGACAGCGCAAGAGAATCTAAAAGCAGAATTAGCATTAATAGATAAAAAAATAAAGAAAATTAATGAAGAGGCTGATGCTAAAAAGAAAGCATTGCAGTCAACACAAAATAAAGAAAATTATCAGCTAGAAATTCAGCAGCTCCAGTTGGAGTATCAAGATGCTTTGTCTAGAGGAGATATGGCTTCTGCTGCTAGATATCAATTATCTATTCAACAATTAGAAAAACAAAAACAGACAACTGATGCAATTGATGCTATTGAAGAGCAAAGACAAAAAAGGCTTAAAAAACAAGAAGATGAAAAAGAAAGACTTAGACTTAGAGCAGAAAAAGATCAAAAATCAATGCAAACAAGTCAAAACACTGCTGCTGACGCAGCAGCAGCTCGTGACGAGTTAGCCTTACAGCAATCAGAATACAGAAGAATTTTACAAGCTATTGCAAATGCAGAAGCCATGCCAGATGACACAAAGAGGCAAAGATCTAAAAGGACTCGTGCCATTAATGAAACAATGGGTGAGCTATCTAACTTCACGAACATCGTTAAAGAATTTACTGAAAAGGGAAGCACTACTCAAAAAAATGCATTTAAGGAAGCGTTTAAGGATTTATTATCTGACCCACCTATAGTTAGGAGAGGCTCTCCTGACCTTTCGGGAGGAGTATACAAAGACGGAATCCTGATTCGTGATTTGGGTAAAGCAGCTAAAAAGGATCTTGAGGCAGCAGAAAATGCAGCATTGCTAATTACTGGTGGCAAAAAGTTATCAGACCTTTACAGGCTTATTGAAAAAACCAACGCAACCTCTGCTGAAACATATAGCCGAAAAGACCCTTATGTATTGCAAGGAAAATATGAAACTAAAGAAGATGGAACCTTAACAGACCCTGCTCGTGGACAAATCGTAGATAGGCTTAAATTAGGGAGGGGAGATTTCTTTAAGTATGGAGATCAGCTATATCGTGTAACTGGATCTAAAATGAATACCTCAAGAGCGATCATGCAAAAAGCAGATGGCGGACCAATATATGGTCCAGGAACATCTACATCAGATTCTATTCCAGCATATCTTTCAGATGGGGAATATGTAGTTCGTGCCGCTGCCGTTGATCATTACGGCGTAGATGCAATGGAAGCAATAAATGCAAAGAAATTTAAACATGGCGGAGTAGTTCATCCATATAATAAAAAAGGTAAGCCAACAGGAAGCCCTTATGGCCCTCGTTGGGGAGAGCTTACAAGAGATATACACGGGCTTGCATACGGACGAGACATTTGGGGCGGCACAGAAATTCCTGGATTAAAATTTAGAGGAAATATACCTAACCACTCAGACTACTGGCACCAGATGCAAGAGCAGCCACAAAAACCCTATAGGGGCGGTGGCGGTTTAAGCCTAGCAAGAGAGCCAATGCGTATGATGGGATCTGTCCCGTTTGAAGGATTGTTCGGTGGCGGAATCGGATTTGGCGGAATGCTAACTATGAAAGATGGCGGATATGTAAATCCTTCCTATTCAGCAAACATGTCAATGCCATCATATAAGAATGGCGTAAAATACCTCTATGGTGATACAATAGCAAAGTTGCATAAAGGTGAAGCGGTACTTCCAGAAAATATAAATCCTTGGAACCCCAATGCAAAAGCACCTAACTCAAATGCACTGTACAACATTAATGTTACACTAAATGGATCAGATATGGATCCTGATGATGTTGCTAAGGCTATAAGTAAACAAATGAAAATTAGAGAAGCGGCAGCTGGAATAAATAGGAGAAACTAATGGCATTTGAAACATTACCAAAAGGATCAGTTCTTTATATACAGGCTTCAGACCCTTTAGCAATGGATCCTGCAAACAATCAATTTTCTTATAAGGGGTCTATATTTACCGCACCAGGGCAAACATATTTGAATTCAGTGTCTGCACGTAATTTTTTAAACTTTAACGATAAAACAAATAGTGATAGGTATAGAAGAGTGTCTGAGCATAATAGATCAGAATTTAATATGGGAAATGTAAGGATTGAACAGCAGGCTAGGATGTCAGACGGAACTTTAAGGAAATATTTTGTAGCCGACAAGAAAACATTTTCTTGTTCCTGGAACATGTTACCATCATTTAGAAACGAGACAGTAGACGGAGGATGGGCAGCAGAAGATTTGAAAGCATTCTACGAGTCATCAAAAGGACAAGGGGCTTTTAATATAAAAATTAATCCCACACCATTTAATGTATCGAACTTAGAGCAGTCAGATGGAGTGTTGTCGCAATATTATACATATTCAGTAATGTTTAGTTCTTGCAGCTTTACAGTAATTAAAAGGGGCTTGCAAACATATTGGAATGTTGATTTGAGTATGGAGCAGGTGTGATAAATCTAGACCCACAAGCTAAAACAATATTACAGTCAAAAACAACTGTATCTACTTCAGCAGGCGCAACCTTTGAATACAACATGAATACAATGGTGGATCATATTAAGGCTACAACTACTGCCACGTATGGACAGTTTACAAATGCATATCAAAAGTTATTCCCTATTGATACTATTTATAAACCTAATAGGCCGATGCTTCCAGGAATTAAATATTTAATTTACACTGTAAATAACACCGATACCCAACCAGACAGTTTTGTAAATCCACGTGAACTTAACCCTACAGGAACAAGATTATATTATCCTGGTAATGATATGTCGTATAAGTATTGGCTTGGACCTAAAAACGAAAACATTGATATATCTATTAGTTATTTTTCAGACGAAGATAATCTTGTGCCAAAAATAATTACTGCAAACAAAATTGTTGCTAGATTTGAAATTAATCATGATGTCCCCTCTAGTTGGACAATTAATGCAACTAAGTCGGACAACTCAATAATTACGGTAACGGGAACTTCTTTAGTAAACGGAGAGGCTATTATATATTACAACGGAACTACTTGGTCTAATACACCGCCAGAATCTTTTAACGCCTATGAACAGTTTAAATCAATAAGTCTGCAGGCTACAAATTCTTCCAGCGGTAAACTTTTGGGGGTAATAGAGCTTGCTCCAATATTTATAGTAGACGTCACAAATGATTTAGCTTCTTTTAGAATAAACAAAGAAACAAGCAGCGAATCAGATTCTATTATTCCCGTTGGAGTTTTAACAGCCAACACTTTGTCTTTATCTTTAAATAAATTTAATCAAGGCTCTTTAAAATTAAAAGAATATCTTCGTAGCGCAGAGATTGATCCTCAAAATATTTATTTGTTTAAGGACGTAATTATTAAACCATACGTGGTAATTAAAGACGAAGATCTTGAATATGTATTGAGTCAAGGACAGTTTTATATGCATACTTGGAGCGCTGGAGAATTTGGTGATGCTGAAATAACAGCACTAGATTCTGTAAAGATATTACAAGAAACATTGGCACCAGAAATATTAGTTGAAGACTCCCCCATAACATCAGTTATACGCATACTGTTAGATTCAATAGGATTTTCTAATTATAGTTTTTATTTAAAAGAAGAGGATAGCTCGGTACCGTCAATAACTTTTTGGTGGTCCGATAGATCTAAAACTGTTTGGGAATGTCTACAAGAACTATGTAGGGACATTCAAATGAATGCTTTTGTTGACGAAAACAATATATTAAGCTTTTACAGTAGGGACTATATATATGACAGCGACAGAGAACCTAGTTGGCTTTTTACAAGTGAAAATAGCGATACCGTTATTCCAAACATTGCTAAATTTACAAGCTCAGAAATAGCTTCTGCTAATGCGGTTAAGATTTTATGGTCTGCCCCAGATTCATCAAACTACGAAGGTTCTTCGGCACCACTTTGGAAATCCGAAGAGGCATTTTTGGGTGCAGGAACCTTAGCTGACACTCTGGATTCATCTTCACCCTTTTTTGCACTTAACAATAGCACCATATCGCAAAATAACAATATACAGACTTTATTTAATTTTGAAGGATACATTCTTATTAATGATGAGGTAATAGAATATGATGCAATAGAGTATCAATATGTTCCGAAAGATGATCCTGAGTCAGACCCAATTTCCGTATTAATTAAATCTCAATCTGATGTATATAAATACAGATATCTTGCTAGACCAGGGTTGTCAAATTTAAGCGATCCGAACACTGCATACTTTAAGCCAACAGGGAATTATCGCATTAAAGAAAGAGCTCTGTGGGGCACAAAAACTCCCGCTACTCATGAAAAATCTCCGACCTCATATATTAATAAAAATGGAGAAAGTGATGCTAGAAAATTTAATAGATTTAAATTAAATCTATTGTCAGCTTCAGCATCTACTTCAAAACAATCAAGCACCTCATCTTTTAGACCAGACACTAACCCAAATCAAAATACAATAAGTAAGTCATTTCTCGTCCTAGATAATTTAGATAAGGATAAGACTACTTATGACATAGCATTAAAAGAATTTAATTCAATAAATATGGAATCCGAACATTTTGCGTTCGGCACAAGATTATATTTTGATAGTCAATTTGAAAGCCCCGCTCAAATAGGAGGAGTATCATTCTTCACATCAGAAAATGGTAAGCAAGGTTATTATATAACAATACACTCAACATCTTCTTCTAAATCAGCTAAAGAGGTTAGGGTCATGAAATTTAACTCAGACGGAAAAGTTGTTTTGTTGTCAGACAGTCAGACAAAAAAAATAAACAGGCTTGCAGGAATTTATGCTGGCCAAGCTTACAACATTGATGTGAGAGTCAAAGTTGGAGAAGAACAAAACGAAATATTTGTATTTATAAATGGATTTAAAATAAAGGCCGTAGATAGCGATAACGAAGTGGTATCTAAAATTAGCAAAACCAAAAATTTTGGTTTGCTTTGCGGTCAGGGAGTGGCCTACTATGAGTATGCGTATGCTAAAAATATAGAAGAAGCAGATTACAATAAATCAGTTGCCCAAACTAATTTTAACTTCGACGGAATATTCTCAGACGACAGCCTTTCTTTGCTGTACGGAGACATTGTATATTCTCAAGGACCAAACGAAAATAAAAGAGACGAAGCATTTGTTGAATTTGGCACTACAGCTAGAGAGATAAAGTATGCCAAGGCTAAATATAATAGTGCTCCAGGAATACCTTTAAAATTTTCAACTTCTTCTAATAAATATGCAACTGTTTTAGACACAAAGCTGCAGCCATTCCAAGCAGAAGCGTATGTTTTAAATAATACATCTACCTTTGTGCCGTTAGACGATGGAAATTACACAAGTTTTTATATTGTGGGCAATTCAGTTAACAAGTCTAGCCCGTTAGAATATAACACCGATGAGCCTTCTGAGCTAGCAACTAAAAATCCAGTAATATTTGAATCTAATTGGATACAAACAGAGGCAGATGCTAAAAATTTAGCAGATTGGATTAAGTCAACAGTTTTAAACAAAGGTAAGTATGTTGAGCTAGAGGTTTTTGGCAACCCTGTTTTATCTGCAGGAGATATTATTAATATTAATTATCCGCTGCAAGGCCTTGACGGAAACAACAAGTATATAATTGTGAGATTAGAATTAGAGTATTTAGAGGGGGTGACTACAACATTAACCTGCAGGCAGATATCTAGCCAAGTGGTATAATAAATAAATGACAAAAGAACCAAATAAAAAAATAAGCATTTTAGACATCTCTGATATTGCGCCAATAGTTGTTGAAGAATTTTCTATAGACGATTTTTTCTTAAATAATAAATGGAAGGGAGCAAAATCAGTAGCTCCGCTGGGCTCTAAAAATACAAAGTTCCCATTCGGTGCTATAGAAATTATTAATGAAAGCGACAGAAGGGATCTTGATGATCCAGATGGCGAAAGACCAAGTGTAAGTGACGTTCAGATATTAAGTCAAGAGCTTATTGATGACGGATCGGGAATGGTAAAGGTAAGGGTTACTTTTAAAATTTATAATTCAAGTGGTCAAAACATAGATGGCTTTGAAGTTGCATTATCTAGGAAGGTGTAAAATAAATGATAACTCAGTTTGGTAAAAGATTTTTAACTAATTTTGTAGCTGGTAATGTTTCTTTTTCAAAAAAGGATATGGCTATAGGAATATCAAATCAAACAGAGTACGCTTTAGAAAATACTAACTCTAGACTGGGATTTGAGTTTTATAGGCTCCCAGTACAATTTGGTGCTATAGAAATTGACACAACAGTCACACCCAATACTTACACCGCCGTATATTCTGCAAGCCTTCCAGCAGACTTAGCGGGTAAAATAAATGAAATTGGAATATACCCTGGCACAAGATCATCTTCAAACAACTTCGACAGCAAATTTATTACCGACTTCGAGTTACCGTTTGACTGGACCCCAACTCCCAGTATTGATCAAACTAATTATAGAGTCGGAAACAGCTCCTTAACATTTTCATCAGACGGCATTTTGCCGCAAGAATATAAGTCGGTAATAGAGTTAATAGATATAAGCGGTTACAGCAGCTTTGACACTATTTCTTTTTCATTTAAAGCAAACAACTCTTATTTGTCCAATATTAAACTTAGGCTATATAGCTCACCCTCAGATTATTTAGAAATGATTTTTGATGAATACTCACAAGGCTATAATATTAAAAATAAACTATTTTCTGATTTTGTTTCAGTAGGTTCGCCAGACAAATCCAATATAACTAGTTTTGGTATTGTGGTTACGCCAACCGACTCTTCAACATCTATTGTTGCAGACGGCTTAAGGATAAATGACGAGGACACCTTTGATCCGTTATACGGTTTAGTATCTAGAAAAGTTTTAGATTCAGAATTAGAAAAAATAGCAGGAAAAGAATTAATTATTGAGTATAAACTAGATTTATCTTTTGGAGCGTAAACAATGGCTTATTCAGATTTAAACAGTCAAACTAGAGACGGCGATTACTTTATAGTAGTCAGAGACGGTTTAGATGTTGATACTGATTACCTACTAAGATTTGCATGGGTTTTTAATGATAAAGACAAAGGGGTTAGTCAGCCTTCTAGCATTTATGAATTTACAACAATTTCTTCAAGCAGGCCCCCCGCAGCTAACATTGTTGCCGAATGGGAGGGCACAACATTAAAGATTAGTTGGGATAAAACAGATACTCGTGCCAAGCAGTATGTGATATTTCTAACCAATGGTGCAACTACTCAAAGCTGGATTGCGCCGATAGACAACAGCCAGGTTAGACAGACTTGGAAGCTATCTAAAGAATCTAACAGGGCAAACTTTGGCGGGGTATTTAGAACATCTTTTACTGGAAATCATCAAACAACATATTTAGATGGGTCGAGCGAGTCTGTTGTTTTTACGGTTCCCAATTACTTAGACGAACTTTGTTCTGTAGCTATAGGAGTTGATGACTGGAAGGTCACTCAATCAATTGATGGTTTTATTGCGACGTGGAATCTTAATAGTGTTGATTATCCTACATATAAGTATTCAGAAGTTTTTGTTGAAGATCCAGGTACTCTAGTTTTCAATAAAGAGTATGCTGGAATAGGACCAGCTGCTATATCTTTATTTTCTTTAGCATCTCACAAAGTAAAAATAAGACATTTTTCTGAAAGCGGATGCAGCACTCCATTTTCCGAAATTAAAGAAGTAACTGCTTTTGATTCAATTACTAACGACGTAGTTCCTCCAGTAAATACATTTACTTTAGGAACGGCAGTGGTTGAAGATGATCCAAATGGACTGTTCACGTTTGATAAAAAAGTGTTGTTTACTTGGACCGAAAACGCATCAACAGATACTGCTGGGTACAGAATTAGGTTTAGGCTTTTTGGTTCTAATGATCCCTATACGTACATGTCCGTGCCAGGAAAAGAAAAAACATCTACTTATCTGTATGGATTAAAAGGTGGTCAAACCTATGAAATAGGGGTAAGCACCTTTGATGTGTATGGGAACACAAATGAGACAGATTACAGGACATATCCTTCAATAGTAGCACCAGCAAGCACTGAGTTGCAAGCAGATGTAGCTATTACGGCTGGAGATATGAAATTAGGTTATGGAATAGGTGGCAGTAATTCACAAAAAGGACTCTATTTAGGACCAGAAAATTATTGGTATATTCAGGGAAACACAACACTGTCATCTGCTGCACGAGTTTCAATAGGCGGAACTAATGATAAGTTAATATGGGACGGAAGCAATTTAACTGCTACTGGAACTATAAATGCAAATGCTGGAACATTTACGGGTGTAGTAAACATAGGCACTGCTTCAGTAAATGGTCAGTTAAATTTATATGCAGGAGCAAACAAATTTGAAGTTGGAAGATTAAAAGACATTAATGGAAACTGGCTTAACGAGATAGGAATTCAAGGAACTGATTCTACGGGACAACTATTCCAGTTAGACACCTTAAATGGAGTGAGGGTATTTAAAGGAAGTATTGGCGGATGGACAATAAATACAAATACAATATCTAAGAATTATACAAGTTTAAATTCAGATGGATCTATTACTGCTGGGTCTTCTGGAGAGTTTACGGTAACTTCAGCTGGAGCCCTTACTGCTACACAAGCAACAATTAGAGGATCAATTAAAGGGACAAGCGGAGGTTTTGGAACCCTAAGCGAATCAACCGCTGAAATAGAAAAAGGATGGCTAATAAATGATTCTGGGGACGGGAAACTTAGATCTACTGGCACAGCACCTGGTTTGACTAAGATAGTCTTAGATGGCCACGAAGGGTCTATAACAGGCGGAAGGATATACGGAACGACCTTTTATATTGATAACCCAAATGACCCTAGCCCCTCAGATTATATTTCTTCTGACGGAAGCTTTAAATTGGCAAAAGGCAGAATTGATTATGTGCCAATCTCGGAGACGCTGACAGTAAAAGCAAACTTAGTAGCTTCCAATCTTTATTTAGGCGATGACACACTAGCTAATGACTTTATAAAAACAGATGGAAACTTTAGTTTGGGTGCTGGCGCATTAACTGGTTCATCCTCTGCGATAAGTATAAATCTTAATGAAAACGCAGCAGCAGGCAACACATTCAATGTATATTTCAATGGTATGCCTTCTAGCGATGACGATGGTTGGGCTGGAGATCCAACAATAACACTTAGAGAAACTGATAATAAATTAGTTAGAGGAAGAAGACTTATATACGACTCAACTAGAACTGGTGTAACCCTGCCTCCAAATCCAGTTGGGGGGCAATATTTAACTGGAAATGGCTACAAAGATGTAAAAGCAGGAGATCTGCTTTTAGTTCAACAGTAAAGAAGATAAATGCCTATATATAGACTTAACAGTGACGGACAATGGAAAAAGCTGTCTGCCCTATATAGACTTAATGGTTCATCCATTTGGAAAAAACTATCCGCTGCATATAGATTAAATGGCAGCGGAACATGGAAAAAAATATTTGGATTTCTAGGTCCCCCTACTCCAAAAGAAAACCCAAAACTTATATTTGTTTCTACAGATTCAAGTACATCTCAAACAGAATGTACTCAGCAAGACAAAATGTATGTTACAAGAGGCAAATGGAATGAAGACCCAATATCATTTTTAATTAAAATACAAAAGTCTATAATTACAAATTGGGGTGCCCCAACAACATTAATTAGCCAAGAGCTTGAGTATTTAGAGTATGAGGATTCAGATTATTTAGATCAAGTTCCTGCACTAGTTGCAGATAGACCAACAATAACACTAGCTGACATTAAAAATAAAAGAGGGTTTAGGGCACAGGTTGCAGTTGGTCAAGAGGCTAATCCAACAGCAGCTGACTACCTAATTGCAACTTCATGGTATCCAAGTGCTACAGGAGTATTCCCAAGACTTAATTTTGAATTTACTACATACAGCACTGGAGATCAGATAATTGAAGATGAAACAATAAGCATGCCTGAGTTTAAAATATTTGGATTTAAGTGGAAATACTTAACTTCTTCTGAAGCATCATATCCAGATGGACAGTATTTCCCATCATCTAGAACAGATGAATTTATTGGAAAACAAATAGTTGAACTTACTGATTTTTATGGAAACATAATAGGGAGCCTTCAAGATATAGATATATTACCAAATAATCAATATTCTGCATCAATTGTTTATACCCAAGCAATGATAGATTCTGGTGAAGATTATATAATTAATGTACACTCATTTGCAGAAGACTATTATTATGACCCCACACTTTCTTTACAGGGTCACATAGATGGCCAAAATGAAACTTCAAGAATAGCATCATTTGTATTTACACCACCAGTGCTTATGGAAGACCCAGAAATTACTATATCTAATAGGACAAAAAGTTCTGTAGATATAGATTGGTATTCCCCAGATGCAGAAAGGTATAAGGTTGAATTAATAGATTCAATTACAGGAAACTCTTTGGGGGGATACCCAAAGCTTTCAACTGAAGATGTTACTGGCAGCCCTTTTGGTTTAACCGAAGATAGACTATATACTGTTTCAGTAACCGCACTTGCTGGAGAAAATGATCAACACAAAAGCGAGAAAATCTCTAAAAGTTTTAGAACATTAAAGACTGGGATAGCCGCAGAGTTAGGAGTTCCTTACGATATAACTTCAACTGGTTATAAGGTGTATATAGAAAATTGGAACACAATAAGTTCATTTGATATAACTGTTTCTGCAACATTCGGAACGGCATCAAGGTCTTCTGATGTTATATCTGTTAGCAATGTTCCAGCAAATTCTGACTCATGTTTAACTGCCACAACTTCTAAAATTGATAATGTAGATTTAACAGCCGTTTCATATGACTTTATAGAATCTTCTCCTGTCTGTGCAGTTATTGGAGGAACTTGGTATTGCTTAACTTTTGTTCCTGGCGGAGGATGCTGGAAATCCATAGAGCCTTATGATAAATCAAGTAGTGGATCTGGATATGCAATACAGTGCTCACAAACAGAACAGTGTTGCCAAACTGTAGTATTAGATTCAAAGGTTTACTCTGCGTGGTCTGCATATGGAAATTGTGTTCAAGGTCAACGTAGCAGAACAAGAACCTGGACTCAAATTCAAACAACAACTGCTCAAAATTGTGCTGTGACAATGGTAGAACTTATCGGAAGTGAATACCAATATGATGTCTGCTGCAGTTATACTTGTACAACTGGCGATAAAACCTTTGGCACACCTGGAGAGTTCAGCTCTTGCGATCCTTTTACTTCTCTAATCACCAGAAGTACGCCCTGGACAGCAATAGAAACATGCGTGAGCTCACAGACCGACTGCCCAACAACTTACACAACTATTTCTGGAAACGAACAAACTTGGTTGCCCTGCTGTACGGAGAGCACAACTATTGGTCCTAAGACTTACTCTGATTGGTCTGCATGGAGCAATTGTGTTCAAGGTGAACGTAGCAGAACAAGAACCTGGACTGCTACACAAACAGTTGAGACAACCAGCTGCACAGAAGTTACAACTACAATTAGCGACACTGAATACCAATATACAGGCTGTTGTACTCCTGGATGTACAGATGGTCCTAGGACTTACTCTGATTGGTCTGCATGGAGCAATTGTGTTCAAGGTCAACGTAGCAGAACAAGAACCTGGACTGCAACTACAACTTGTATAAATTCAAACTGTGATGTTTTAAGCGTTAACGTTGGGGAATCAAGTGGAAGTGAATACGAATATACATCCTGTTGCACTGCTGCATGTACAACTGGATCTAAAACCTTTGGCACACCTGGAGAGTTCGGATCTTGCAATCCTTTTACTTCTCAAATCTGCAGAAATATGCCCTGGACAGCAGTGCAGACATGCCTTACAGCAAGTTGTACAACTACTGTAGAAACTATTTCTGGAAACGACCAAACTTGCTTGCCCTGCTGTACGGCGAGCACAACTATTGGTCCTAAGACTTACTCTGATTGGTCTGCATGGAGCAATTGTGTTCAAGGTCAACGTAGCAGAACAAGAACCTGGACTGCTATACAAACAGTTGAGACAGCCAGCTGCACAACAACTACAACTGAAACAAGTGGTTCTGAATCTGACTTTACAGGCTGTTGTACTGCTGGATGTACAGATGGTCCTAAGAATTATGGAGCTTGGTCTTCATGGGGAGCATGTAACATGGGAGACCAGTCAAGAGTAAGAAGCTGGACTGCAATTACAACTTGTATAAATTCAAACTGTGATGTTTTAAACGAATGGCTAACAGAGGGAAATGAATATGAAACCCAAAGTTGCTCATCGGGTGGAACTCCATTCTTCCCACCGTTCTTCCCATTCTTCCCACCGTTCTTCCCATTCTTCCCACCGTTCTTCCCACCATACTTCCCATTCTTCCCATTCTTCCCACCGTTCTTCCCACCATACTTCCCAATTAATCCGTTCTTCCCACCGTTCTTCCCACCATTCTTCCCACCGTTCTTCCCACCGTTCTTCCCATTCTTCCCACCGTTCTTCCCACCGTTCTTCCCAGGCTTTGGCGGAGGAGGGCAAATTCCCGTTTAAAGATAGACAAAATTTTATAAATATGATATTATTTTTAAAAGGAGATTTGTGAAAAAAGATGTAGTCACTGGTAATTAATTTAGCCTGGTCCCTTTACAGGGCTCAGGCTAAATGCTATAATAAAAACAAGGAGAAAATATGAGTAACTTAAAAATAAATGGAAGCACTTATATGGTTTTAGTTAATGATGAGTACGCTGGGTGGTTTAATATTGCAGGGCCTGGAACTGATTTGTTAAGAGCTGGCCTGTCAAGCAACCCAACACTAGTAGACCTCGATGAAGTTAATATAGACCTGTCGGATCTACCAAAAGCTGGAGCAGACTATTATTGGGATGGCAAGTCTTTTGAATTGAGGACTTCTAATGGCTAGTAAATGGGAGCAGGTTAAAAAGCTCGCCAATTCAAATGAAGTAAAACCTTGGGATTTTTTAAATCCAAATACAGAATATTCTTCAGAGCAAGAGTCTGAGGAAAGATACTCGTTGTGTAAAGCATGCCCTAAATTTAATGCTGGGGTAAAAACCTGTCAAGAATGCGGATGCTTTATGCCAGCAAAAGTAAGGCTAAAATTAGCCACTTGCCCTATAGGCAAATGGTAATGGTATAATAATATGATAAACATGGAGGCACAAAATGGCAGAATACATATTAACTAATGAAGAGAAAAGCTCTATAATTGATTCTCACCTAAGAACACTTGGATATGCAAAGTACAATCTTGAGGTAAATTTAATGGAAGAGGAAGCAGCAACAACCCCCTCTTCTGAAGCAATTGCATCTCTAAATGCACAAATCTCTTCCGTTGCCAGCAAAATAGACGCTCTTGTTTCAGAGCTATCTTCTTTATCAGAATAAGTAGGTAAAATGTCTTTAAGCAAAGAAGAGCTAGTTATAACTGCCTTAAAAGAAAGAATTGGTCAATTGTCTGAAAACTACGAATTACAGATAGCCGTCCTTAGAGCAGAGCTAACAACTTTAATAAATTTAAATCAAGAAAAGAATTTAGCGGAAAAGCAATATTCTGACTCTTTAAACCATACAGCTGGAGAACAAAATGGCTGAAGTTTTTAGAGATGGGGAACCAGTTGATCCGCAAAAGCTAAGAAATCTACAGCAACAAATTACTGATGTACAAGCTGTTGCTGGTTCTGCATTTAATTTAGCCAATAAAAATTCAGATGGAACTACAGAAACCTTTCAATTTATTACTCGTTCAGACACCATAACTTTTGAAAATTTAAAAAATGGATCGATTTTATCAGAGGCAGTAGAGCTAGGCTTTGTTCAGGGAGATTTGGTAATTACCGTAGCCACCCCACGATACAGCAAGCCAAATTTTTACAAAGTAAATGTTTCATTAAGCGGACCTAGGCTATCTCCAACAATAAATGTCAGTCAAACCAATGTGGACAAAAAGACCATGGAAAAGCTAGTTATAGACTATATATCAGTTGGAAAAAGAAAAATAGAATTAGATTAAGGCTTGACAACCTTCATCGTAATGCTATAATTAGGTAAATACAAAGCCACGACCTCGTGGCTTTAACTGTATGCTAAGGAATTTAATGTCTAACGATTTAAAGTGGATGCTTTCATCCGATCAGCAATTTCCATATCAAGATAACAAAATGATCGAATTATGGTTTAAGGTAATGGCTTGGTTTAAGCCCGATGTAGTAGATATCCTTGGAGACACAGATGATCAAGCATGCTACAGCAAATACACAGAAGGCCGTTCTGCAGAATTTTTAAAGATGTATAAAGATCAAAATGGTTCTTCAATTTTTCCTTTAATGGAGCAT